ATTAATTAATATATATATATATTTCTTTCTTTCTTTTGCTTCTTTTCTTTCTTTCTTTTTTCGTGTAAGAATGTTAGTAATTCACTTAAGGGAAAGAGATAAAATATGCAAAATAGAGATAAATATAGCGAGCACGATGCTTTTCACCGGCCTGCCTACCCACAAATTTGCCTGTTAAGAACCCTGTTAAGTACCCTGTTAAGAACCTTGTTAAGAATCGCAAATCCGCTTGTAATCAGCGTTTCAGACACACTTGTTAAGGTTGTTAAGAAGTGTGTCGGGGATTTTGTTAAGATTCCCTCGGTAAACTTACTTAGTCTTGTATAACAAATTTCATGTGATATAATACGCTTAGAAAAGCCTAACAAGGAGCGTGTTATTGTGGGAGAAGGCATCTTAGTTGAGTGTAAGAAAGTTAGCGATTTGAAATACGCGCCGTACAATCCACGGCACATGCCCGAAGAGGTGCTGGAGAAGCTCAAGGTGTCGTTAAGAAAGTTTGGGTATGTAGAGCCGCTGGTGTGGAACAAGCGCACAGGGCATGTTGTAGGCGGGAATCAGCGCCTGAGAGCGCTAAAGGAGTTAGGCGTTGAGGAAGTAGACGTAGTCGTGGTAGACTTGCCGTTGCAACAAGAAAAGGCTCTGAACTTAGCACTGAATAAGATTCAAGGCGAATGGGATTTACCGAAATTGAAGGAAGTGTTCGCGAGTCTCGAAAAAAGTTTGTGGGAGCTAACAGGGTTTGAAACAGATTTCATTGAAGACCTATTGAAAGATTTTGAGTCTATCGAACCGCCCGACGATTTCGGCGTCGAAGAGAAGGAAGAAGGCGAGATTGTGTTCAAGGTGTTCTGCCCAGTTGAACGGAAAGAGGAACTTGAAGAACTGCTGGAACGTAGCGGCTTTCGGTACAAAGCATGAAACTTTGTTTAGTGTTCACAGATAACTTTAAAGCTAACATTCTTACAACGTGTGGGTGCAAATACTATCTCGCTTCGTATTTGTATGTTTGCGGTGCAGAAAAGGCGTACAGGAAGGTTGTCCAACACAAAGAATTTTTGATAATCGACTCAGGCGCGCACACGTTCCAGCAAGAAGGCAAGGAAACGGATTATGACCGGTTCGTGTTTGAGTACGCTAAGTGGGTTAGAGAAAGGCTACATGAAATCGATGAGTATGTGGAGTTAGACATCGAAAACAAAGTTGGGCTAAGACAGGTCGAAAAATGGAGGGAGTACATGACGAAAGTAGTCGGAAAGCCGCCTATAGTGGTGTGGCACCCCGAGCGAGGGAAGGATTATTGGCTATATATGGTGAAAACCTACCCTTATGATGATGAAAGTTTCTGAAACTGCATGAACAGGGTGAGAATATGGGAAGGAAAACAAAGCTAACTCCCGAGCTAATTGAGCAGGCAAGCAAACTTGTCGCCGCAGGAAATTATCTTAAGCATGTAGCGCAATATCTCGGGATTCCAGAAAGGACGTTTTACCGGTGGCTCGCAGAGGGTGAAAAGGCGAAAAAAGGCTTAGCGTGGCAGTTCTATCAGGCCATCAAAAAGGCCGAAGCAGAGGCAGTTGCGCGAAATATCGCACTCATTCAGAAAGCCGCCACGGAAGGGAACTGGCAAGCCGCAGCGTGGTGGCTTGAACGCAAATATCCAGAAGAATGGGGCAGAAAAGACCGTATGAACATGCAGGCAAGTGGCGGGCTGACGATCAGAATTGTGGAAGTCGGAGAGGCCGAGAACGCGGATGGAGACCCAAATCAAGGTGATTAAGAAAGTTTGGCGATTCTTGCTTAGTTCGCCTCACAAAATTAATATCATCTACGGCGGCGCAGGTGCAGGGAAGAGCTATACAGTCGCTCAGTACCTTATTTACCTGATGCTAGAAGCCACTAACAAACATATACTCATCACCAGAAAAGCTAACCCTGCCCTGAAACTCACAGCCTATCGTCTTGTCCTCTCTCTCCTCGATTCCTATCAAATTCCCTACGAACACCACAAAGCCGATCAAATAATAGAATTCAAGCCTAAAAGAAACTTAATTTTCTTCAGAGGCCTAGATGACCCTGAGAAAATTAAATCAGCGGAATTCAACTATATCTGGATGGAGGAAGCCACCGAATTTACATTGGAGGATTTTCAACAGTTGAAATTGCGACTTAGACGTGCAACAGGAGACCACCGAAGAAATAAAATCTTTTTGACCTTTAACCCAATACCGTCTTGGATAAAAGACTACTTCTTCGATTCCGCAAAAGAGGACGATGTTAGTATACTCAAAGTAACTTATATGGATAATTCTTTCTTAGACAGAGAATACATAGCACTTCTTGAACAATTAGCTGAACAAGATAAGACATATCACAAAATCTACGCATTGGGAGAATTTGCAATACCTGAGCATGTTATTTATCCTAACTTTGTTAACATTGATACTCCACCAAATAAGATAGATGAAATTGTGTTTGGTGTTGACTTCGGATACAACAATCCAACCGCGGTGCTCAAGGTCGGGATAAAGGACAACGAAATTTGGATACTTGATGAGGTTTATCAGTCTCACCTAACAAATCAAGATTTGATTGATATTCTTAAACAATTCATAGCCCCCAAGTCTGCTTTTGTATTTTGTGATTCTGCTGAACCACAACGTATCCAAGAATTGCGACGCGCAGGTTTTAATGCTATGCCATCGCCTAAGGATGTTAAATTAGGCATAGATATAGTCAAACGGCATAAAATTAACATTCTTAGACGGTGTGTGAACACAATAAAAGAGATAAAATTGTATAGGTGGAAACAAGACGCGCAAGGTAATATCCTCGATGAGCCTATCAAGCTCAATGATCACGCGATGGACGCGCTAAGGTACGCCGTCTGTGGCTTGTATAACCTCGCGAAGCCTGCTATAATCGGGTTGTGAGGAGGGTAAATTATGTTTGAATGGGCTAAGAAATTTTTCCGCAAGCAGTCGCGGCTCTTTAGCGTATTTGCGCCCTTGCCTAATGCTGAACATATGCCCAGAAACTACGCGGTATATTTGAAAGCATACAAATCTAACTCGTACCTGCGGGCAGCGGTAGATTTAATAACAAAAAGTGTCGCAAGTATCGAGGTGCTTTTGTACGACGATACCACAGAAATCGAGGAATCTCCGTTCCTAGACCTGCTAGAAAAGCCTAACCCATTTCAATCTAAGTCGCTTTTCTTCCAAGACATCACACGTATGCTCCTGCTGACGGGAAACGCGTTCATCGAAATTGTGAAAGCGAACAACAAGCCCGTGGAATTGTACGTGCTCAGGACGGATAGAATATCCATCAGGACCGGGCAAAGAATCGGGGAAATTAACGGATACGTGTACCGTGTAGATGGGAGAGAAATAATCTACGAGCCTAACGATGTTATACACATTTACCTTTCTAAGACCCAAGACGATTGGTTGGGGGACAGCCCGCTAGATGCGTGCGCATATTCAATCGATATGAACGACGCAGCACGAGAATGGAATACGCGACTGCTCCAGAACGGCGCACGACCCATGGGCGCACTTATATCCCAGTATGAGCTTACGGACGAACAAATTCAAGCGCTAAGAGAACAATTTGTGGTCAACTATGTTAGTGCTAAGAATGCAGGAAAGCCTATCATTCTTCAAGGCGGGCTGGACTGGAAAGAAATCGGGCTCACGCCGAACGAAATGAGCTGGCAAGATGCGATAAAAATCACGGCTCGCGAAATCGCTATCGTGTTGGGCGTGCCGCCTGAATTGTTAGGCGAGCCTGAATATAAGACATATTCGAATTTCCAGGAAGCACGCAGACAATTTTATCTCAATACCGTTATCCCACTTGCCGAAACTATTGTTGAGCAACTAAGCAAATTGTTGCCGCCTAACCTTGTTTACAGGATCGATTACGATGAAATTGAAGCTCTGCAGGAGGATAGAAGTCTTGTGTGGCAACAGGTGATGGAAGCAGTATCGCGCGGTGTGCTCACGATAAATGAAGCACGCGAGCGACTCGGGTACACGCGAATTAGCGGAGCTGACTCGTTGCTTGTGAATGCATCCTTAATTCCGCTCGGGAGCGGGTATGAGGAAGAATTATGAGAAAGATAGACGCGACTAAGATTCTTTGGAGAGCGTTGGCGAACGATGAGAATCGCTTTATCAAGACGCTTGAACGCGTGCGAAGAAACGTGCAAAACGCGATATCGTACAAGCAAATTGAAGAAATGATCTTCACGCAACAAATTCCCGTAGAGGTCATCGAACAAGCGCAACGAGAATACGCAAAATGGCTCGCAACTGAATTGAAGGAGTACTACAAGAAATACACAAAGGATGGCATTCAGCTTATCGCAGAAGCGTTCCAAAGAAAGTTAGACTATGATAAGGTTCTTATCTACGTTGATAAGTGGATCCTGGAACACGGAGCAAACCTTGTCACGAAAATATGCGACGATCAGCGACTTGGGTTGCGCGCAGTTTTGCATAAATTTATTGTGGAGGAGCCTAAATCGCCTGAGGAACTGAGCCACTACATTCGGTCTGTTGTGGGCTTGACTGAAAAACAAACTAAGGCGCTCCTAAAAATGTACGATGCTTTGATGGAACAGAACCTAACCACGGCACAAATAAACAAAATTGTCGCACAACGTGCCCGCGAAATGCACCAGTACAGAGCGCGAATGATAGCTCGAACAGAGTTAAGCTACGCTTACAATCGCGGCACGCTTTCAGAAATGCAGGATATCTCAGAAGAATTTCGTTTCGAAACCTATAAAATTTGGATCACGGCTCCAGATGAATTAGTTTGCGAGCGTTGTGCGCCGTTAAATGGGACTAAGATAGGTATCAGCGACGAATTTCCTACAGCAAGCAAGAAAAGCTCAGAAGTGCTCCTAACCCCACCCTTGCATCCTAATTGTCGATGTTCTATAATATACGAGGTGAGGTGAAAGAATGTTAGAGAGGTCTTTCAAGTTTAGCTTGAAGGCTATTGAAGAAAAGGATGGATACGGATACTTCGAAGGGTATGCGGCGGTTTTCAATGAAAAGGACCTCGTAGGAGACATTACTAGAAAAGGCGCGTTCAAGAAGACGCTCGAATCCTGGCAAAATTCAGGCAAAAATATTCCTTTGCTATACCAGCACGAAGAGCCCATCGGAATTGTCACAAAAATTTTCGAGGACGATTACGGCTTGTACGTGGTCGGAGAGATCAACCTCGAAACAGAGGAAGGACGAAAAGCATACGCATTATTGAAGCAAGGCGCGTTGCAAGGCTTGAGTTTCGGATATGAGGTTATTCAGTCGCGATGGATGAAGGATGGTACGCGCGAAATTCTCGAGGTGAAATTGTGGGAAATCAGCCTTGTGACGTTCCCAGCGCAGGAGAAAACAAAGATAGTCGCTTTTAAGAAGGTTGTGCCGTACCAAGATTTGCCGCTTGCGGACGAAGGCACGCCTTGGGACGCGGATGAAGCGCGTTGGCGAGTCGCAAAATGGGCGTCCTCGGATGGATCGAGTGAGGAAGAAAAAATCGACTGGAATAAATATCGCAAAGCATTTCTGTGGTACGACGAGGAAGCGCCTAACAATTTTAGCTCATACAAACTGCCCATAGCGACGGTAATTGATGGGCAACTTAAGGCCGTCCCGCGCGCGATATTTGTGGCAGCTGCAGTGCTCATGGGTGCACGCGGAGGAGTCGATATTCCTGAGGCGGAAAAGGAGAAAGTGAAACGCCACCTGGAAAAGTATTATGAAAAGATGGATCGCGAACCGCCTTGGAGTAAGGAAAAGTCATATGAATTGGACTTGCTAATGATCTTAGGCATGATTGACAATATGAAACTTGAAGTTAAGGAAGGCAAGGTCCTGAGCGCGCGAAATAGGGCGCTGCTTGAGCAAATAAAAAACGCACTTGAAGCACTCCTTAAGCTTGCTGAGCCGCGTAAAAGCACTCAGGAGCTTGAGGAGCCGCAGGAAGACGAAGAAATGGATTATAGTGCGCTCTTGGAAGAGACGCTCAAGAACCTTCAGGAAATCCAAAGTATGTTAGGAGGTTGAGAAGTATGGAGGAAAAGATTGTTGAGTTGAACAAAATGATTAATGAGCTCCGAAAAAAGTTAGAGGAGAAAGAAGCGGGAAGAATCACGGAAGCGCAGTTTAAGGAGTTTGAGGAAAAAATCAACAAAAGAATCGACGAAATTGAAGTCGCCCTTCGCAGACCAGCCGTAGAATCTGCAAGGACAGAAAGCAACGAAGCCAAAGCAGCATTTTTCAAGTATCTCAGGACAGGACGAATCGAAACGAAGGCATTCCTAGTCGAAAACGCAACGGGCGAAATTCTTGTGCCCGAACAGCTGATGGCAGACTTGCTAAGAACGTTGCCCAAGATTACGACTGTTAGGCCGCTCGCGCGAGTGATGACCATCAACAGCGACAGGATGAGAAAGAGGAGTATCAGCGGCCTGAGCGTGGGCTGGGGCAAACTCGAAACCGGCGAAACATTGACCGTCTCCACCCTCACGCCATCCGAAGGATACATTTATGTCGAGGATTTGTATGGACTAACTAAGATAGGCGAAGATTTGCTCATGGATTCGGACGTTAACCTCGCGACAATTGTTACGGAGGAGTTTGCAAAAGCTATAGCAGCTGCCGAAGATGCAGTGTTCTTGGCAGGCAGCGGACATACCGCAAACCAGCCTGAAGGAGTTTTGAACGCAAGCGGAACAGTGCAGGACCAGACGGCCGCTAATACGATTTCGTTCGATGACGTTCTTGAGCTTTACTATTTAATTGATGCTCGTTACCGCCAGAACGCGGTATTCGTGTGTCATTCCTCAACTGAAAAAGCACTAAGAAAGTTGAAGGACACCAAGGGAAACTACATTTGGAGTCCTGCAGTTGCGCAAGGATTGCCTAATACATTGTTAGGCAGGCCTATTTATGTTAACGACTCCGTGCCAGAGTATACGAGCGGGAACAAGATCATGATCTTCGGCGATTTCAAAACTAGCTACCTGATCCTTGACCGCGCGAGTGTCACAGTCCAGCGCTTGAACGAACTGTACGCAGAGTCGGGGCTTGTGGGCTTCAAGGTACACTACCGCGTTGGTGGTGGCGTGATAGTTCCAGCGGCGTTCGGTATTCTGAAACTGAAGTGACTAATGATGTTAGGCGGGGGACACCCCCCGCCATTGAGGTGATGGGATGATTCGCGTTTTAAAAGCACAAGTAATTGGGAATTTGATTCCTGTGTCTGTGGTTAAAAATTACCTAAAAATTGACCAAGATGTTCTCGAAGACGACGAACTTATATCTTCGCTAATACTTTCTGCATACAGGCTTTTCGACATCTACACTGGCATAGCGCCCACGCTAACATTGTATGAATGCGAAGGGTACAGCACGACTAACAAAGAAGAGGTACCACGAATCCCTGTAGTTGAGATAATTAATCCAAGTTCGAGTGAGCTAACTCTGTTGGACGACGGAAAACTCCAGGTACCCGTGAACGAAAAATACTGGTTCACGCTTAAAGCAGGGTATGACGATACGCCAGAGGAAATGAAGGAGGTCTTGTTGCGGGTCGTTGCAGAGCTTTACACGAAGCGTCCTGAAGCGTCTGAAATATCCGCGCTATTCCGCCCATTTCGGAGGAGGTTGCTATAATGCACCTCGGAGAATACAAATTCTGGGTAACATTGTTTGAAAAGACCTACACCCTTGACGAACAAGGCGGGCGGATTGAAACCTTGCGCCCTGTAGGTCAATGTTGGGCTTTTATTGAGGAAAAAAACGAAGCCGCAGGTCAAGAAGAGATGAGGGAGGAATACAGAAATCGGCTTGAGTGTCACATAAAAACGACTAAGGAAGTTAAGCCTGGCATGGCCGTACAGGTGCAAGGGAAATACTACGAAATTAAGCAGGCTGTCAGAAACTTTGCGACAATTTATGATGTTAGGCTGCTGTGTGAGGAGATGCTAGGATGAATATTCAAGTTGAGCTTCAAGGAAAAGAGGAATTGATCAAAAAGTTTGACAGATTAAGCACTAAGGTTAGGGAACAAATAAATAAGTTAGTCGCGGCGGCAGCCGTGAACACGCAGAGAGCCGCGAAGTTAAGGGTACCTGTGCGCACTGGAGCGTTGAGGAATTCTATCATGGTGCAGATTGACCGCGGCGCACATGGATCAGTTTTCGCGACTGTAGGCGCTTTCATGCCTTATGCAAGTTATGTTGAGCATGGAACTAGGTTTCAAAAACCTAAGCCTTATTTAATGCCTGCCTATGAACAAAATAGGAAATGGCTTGAGCAGGAATTACGGCGGATCGAGAGGGAGATTGAACAATGTTAGGAGCACAAAATCTTGTTCGACAAACAATATTTTCTATGTTGAAGGACAATTACAATATCTTCGAAGACGTGCCAGCAGACGCCTCAATGCCCTACATTGTTTTAGGCGAAGCGACTACGACAGACAATTCGACAAAAACCGAACAAGGAGCTATAATATCCTTGAGCTTGCATGTTTTTTCAGGGTATCCAGGCTATAAGGAAATAGCTAGCATTATTCAAGGCGTGCTGAATGTGTTAGAATACACTAATATAGTTGTGGATGGTAAACAAATTTGGATCTTCCCAGACAATGTAGAGCTTGCGGACGAGCCTCCATACAAGCATGGTATAATAAGGTTAAAAATTCACGTGTATGAAGGAGTGTGAGGAAAATGACGAAAATTCGTGGTGTTGACGTGCTGGTGCAGATCAAGGACGGAACACAATATTTAATCATTAGTGGGCAAAAAGACGCGACTCTCACGCTAGACGTGGACACAATTGATGTCACGACAAAAGACGAAGGCGACTGGCGTACGTTTCTCCAAGGGCTGAAAACGTGGTCGATATCTTGCGATGGGCTCTACGTGGATGGAGATCTGGCTCAGCAAGCACTAGTTAATGCATTCAACAATAGCACAGAGGTCGAAATCAAGATGGAAAAACCAGGTTCGTTCAGTGCCTCAGGAAAAGCCATCATCACCCACATTGAGCACGCTGCAGCGATGGAAGACGCGCTAACTTTCTTAGTCGAATTTCAAGGCACTGGCGAACTCACAATAACTTAATCTTACCTAACCTAGTTTGGGAGGGTTGATAAATGAAACCTTATGTAATTGTTGAACTGGACCGACCCAGAACGCTCAGGTATGGGTTTAATGAATTGTGCAAACTTGAAGACGTACTCGGGCGGAAGATAACTGAGCTGAATAGCGTACAGTGGGGCGCTAAAGAAATTAGGGCGTTGCTGTGGATAGGGCTCAGTAGAGAGGACTCTTCGCTTACCCCTGAACGTGTTGGCGAGCTAATCGATATGGCTGGCGATATAACAAAGTTAGTTGAAAAAATCGCTGAAGCGTTGCAGTTGAGTTTGGGTGGTCAAAAAAATTTGAACACAGAGGCGCAAGGATAATTGATTGGTACGAAGAACTTGTGCGCATTTCTGGCGCATACAATATCCCACTAAGCCGGTTAATGGAACTAACCCCAGCCGAACTAATGATACTAGTCGAGGAGAAACAGCGCACGAAACACGACGAGCTAAGCCTCCTAGCTTGGCTGACTGCGGCATTCAATAGGGCAAAGCGCTTGCCTAAGATTGACAAATTACTCTCTAAGCCACGTGCACCAAAGATAGATCCTGCAAAAGCCAAAGCCGATTTCGAAGAGCTAAAAGCTAGATTGGGGCGATTGTGATGGCTGAATTGCAGGTTATTTTTCGAGCGGTTACCACTGAATTTGATAAGGCGATTAACAGAGTTAGCCGGGAAATAGAGGAAACAGGGCGAAAATTTCAGCAACTATCTGCCTTAGGCGACAAACTTTCTTCGTTGGGCAGGCAGCTCTCCGTATCCTTGACTGCCCCCATCGCCGCTCTTGCGACGACCGTCGGCTTGGCAGTCACTAAATTTGCTAGCTTTTCCGATAGAGTATCTGACCTAACAGAAATCACCGGCTTGTCCGCGAAAGCGATCCAAGAGTGGCGTCACGTAGCACGAAAAGCCGCGGTCGACACTGAAGCACTTACCAACGCTGTAGCAGGATTCATCAGGAAACTGCCTACTCTTGAGCAAGAAACAGGAATTTCAGCAGAACAATTTGCAAAGTTAGGCATAAACCTTAATGAACTTAGACAAATGAGTCCCGACAAAGCAGTCGATACAATGATCAAAATCTTAGCGAAAATGGAAGATACACTTGAGAGAAACGCCATCGCTTCCGCTCTGTTCGGGCTTGCGTGGAAAGACATTGCTCCCATCCTCGG